TAATACTTGTAACAATTAAATAATAGGCACACACAATGATTAGCGATGTTAAAATTAAAAACGGATATCTAAGTAAGGATTCACTTGCATTGAAAACAGTTCCTACACAAGAAGCACTTGCTATGGCCGTTGCGGCACAACGTATTAACGGTGCTTATATAAAAGACACTAGACGCTTTTCGGAACCTGATAACAAAACACAGTTTAGCAACAAAGAAATTGTAAAGTTTGCTTTTGAACAACGTCCAGGTATGCTACCTATGGACTTTATACGCCCTACTCCAACAGCAGACGACTATGCTGAAGTAGCAGAAATACATAAGTGGATGAAGCGTTACGTATTACTTGGACTAGGTGAACTTGATGATTTTAAAAAAGACATGATCCAATCTGTATCACAAGACACTGTGATAAAAAACAACTTAGGTCGTGTCGCTTTTATTCCAGAATTTGTAAAACGTGATCAACATGAGAGCGGACTTAAAAAAGAAATTCGTATAGAGTATAGAAACTCACAATACTTAGGTAAAGAAAAAGATGTAGTTGAAGGTGTTGTTAAGATCCTTGACAAGCGTTTCAGTACACAATGGGATAGCTATAACTACACAGCAGTTATGGACGGTGACTTAGTAAGTTTTATGAACAAGTTTGAATACAACGTAGGCGACATGAAACGTATTAAAGCAAAGGTAAAGATACAAACACAAAATAAATTGTTTAGTGCAAACGAAACTAGACTTAACTACGTTAAACTTTATAAGGTATAAACATGGAAGTATTTGACGACAAGTGTACAATAACATGTACAAACAATGATAAAGTTGCAGAAGCAGAAATTGATAACTTTAGAGAAAAAGAGTCAATGAATGTGTTTATGGCAACTAACAAAATACATATGAAATATAATGGAAGGGTCTACGTAGGTAATGCATTTGGTTTTGAATTTACTACGCCAGGACCTAGATCATATAAAGTAAAGGAAGGAAGATAATGAGCAAGCAACCAGATGGACCATTTGTAAGTGCGTTTGAAAACGATACCACAGGTGTAGTGAAACAAGAACTTATTACATATCGTGTTAAAGATGGTATGTTACGTAAGGAAGTAACAACAAGACAATTTTCATCAGGCGGTGACTACCATGATAGTCAAAGTATTTCTCCGCTAGTAAGACAGGAGAAAATGGATGCCTAATCTAGTACCAGTAGTTATTGAAAAGGAATCAAGAGGCGAACGTAGTTACGACATTTATAGTAGACTACTAAAGGATAGAATTATTATGCTTGATACTGATGTTAATTCAGTTTCATGTAGTTTAGTTGTATCACAGTTATTATTCTTAGAATCACAATCACCAGGTAAGCCTATTAGTTTTTATATTAATAGCCCGGGTGGTGTTATTAGTGACGGACTAAGTGTTTATGATACAATGCAATTTATTAAGTCACCTGTACATACTATTGTAATGGGACAAGCATGTTCAATGGGTTCGTTCTTAGCACAAGCAGGCGAAGCAGGACATCGAATGATGTTGCCACATGCAAGACACATGATACATCAGCCAAGTGGCGGTGCTCGTGGTATGGCAAGTGATATTGAAATTTCGTACAACGAAATTATGCATTATAAAAAAATGTTAACTGAACTTTATGTTAAGCATAACAGTAAAGGTAAAACGTTTGATGACTTTACTAAAGACATGGATAGAGATACTTTTATGTCTGCACAAGAAGCTCTTGATTATGGGCTAATTGATAAAATTGTAGAAAAAGTATAATGTTAGGACTATTTTTTATAGGTATTCCATTTACTATTTTAGTAATGTATATTTTAATTAAAGTTAGGGAGCATGATAATGGCTGAACCATTAGACGTTTCAAAGAAACATTTTTATATTAGTCTTGTTAAAAGTGCAACACGTATTGCAGGATGTATAGTTGCTCTAGCTACAGGTAGTTGGGAGTGGTTAGCCGTAGGCTTACTTGTTGCTGAAATATTAGGTATAGCAGAGGAGTTGTAAATGAAACTAAGTGAATTTAGAAAAAGGTTTGGCGAAGGAACCGATTTTGATTTAGACTATGGTAAATTAGTTATCATAGCATTATGTCTTTATATTGCGGTGCAAGTATCATGAAAAATGGACTACCCAAAGAACAGTGGTTGGTCAATTTTTTAAATAAACACGATCTTACACGTGGAGCCGAACTAGGTGTACAAAAAGGTTATAACTTTAAGTATCTAGTTGAGAACAAACCTAACCTTGTATTACATGGTGTAGATATTTGGTCTGAAAAACATGTAAGATGGGATGAAACACCAAGTGAAGACCTACAGTTTCAACCTGACAGTGTAAACAGTGAGTTTTTAAATGACTTGCAAGAGTGGGCTAAAGACTACAAAGGTCGAGCGTTCTTTCATAGACACTTTACAACGTATGCACACAGATTTTTTAATGAAGGCGAACTTGATTTTATTTTTATTGATGCCGGACACGAATACCAAGATGTAAAAGCAGACATTCAATGTTGGTATCCTAAAATTAAAAAAGGCGGATATATGCTTGGGCATGATATTAATCAAGTACAAGTACGTAAAGCTGTTAGAGAACAATTTGCCGACACATGGAAACAAGCAAAGGAGCAGAAGATATGGTGGAAACAACTGTAACAAAAACAGTAGCAGAATTAAAAGGTATTCCTACTCAAGAAATATTATTAGAGCAACTTCGAAAAGAAACATTAGTAGTTACTTTTAATAAACTTGATGGTGACGAACGTATTATGACTTGTACAAAGTCGTTTGATGTAATACCAGAAGAACATAAACCTAAAACAGATAAAGCACCTAAAGAAGGTAATGTAACTGTTTGGGATATAAATGCAAAAGGTTGGAGAAGTTTTAAATATGACAGAATTACTAAAGTCGAAGACGTTCAAGTATGAAGACGTATTTGAAGACATTCCAGGTGACCCTGATAACGTTAATGTAAACTTTCCTCCTGATGTATTAGAACAAGCAGGATGGAGTGTTGGTGACACTATTGAAGTTACAGCAAGTAATGGCATTCTTAACTTTAAGAAATCAGGAACTCAAAAAGATTTCTCAGGAAATCTTGTTCGAATAAATATCTTGCAATCGGAAATTGAATATGCAAAGAGTCAACTGCAAGAACATGACACTGGACATATTCATACTGCAATTAGTTGGTTAGAACACAGAATAGAAGAGTTAAACAAATAGGAAGATTGCCTGAGTGGTTTAAAGGAGCGGTTTACTAAACCGTCGTAGGGGTAACTCTACCGTGGGTTCGAATCCTACATCTTCCGCCATACGCCGGCATAGCTCAGTTGGTAGAGCAATGGTTTTGTAAACCATAGGTCCCGAGTTCGAATCTTGGTGCCGGCACCAATTAATAAATACAGTATGGAAGATCGTACAAAAGAAGAAATAGTAAAAAACATAGATCATGTTATAAATCAATATGTACAGCCAGCAGTTGAACAACACGGTGGCTATATCAAACTAGAAGATTTTGACATGGAGTCAGGTAGAGTTTCAGTTTTACTCCAAGGTAGTTGTAGTGGTTGTGCTAGTAGTAGTATAACACTAAAACTAGGTGTAGAAAATATGCTTAAACACTATGTACCCGAAGTAAATTCCGTTGAAGGTATGGATGATCCAAATTTTAATAACCCCTACTACTAACTAATATCTTAGAAAGGTAATATGAATGGGAAGAATCTTCATTGAAGAAGCAATGGATGCTACTGGCATCAATAGAACTAACTTAGTTGGAGTATGTACTCATCTAATTAGATCAAAGCAAGCAAGCAGTCAAGCAGATGCATTAAGAAGGCTCGAAGCAGGCGAGTTTAATAAAGAAGATTTAGAAGAAGAGATGATTACTTATTATCAAGTTGAGAAACCTAAGTCAGTTATCGTTGAAGAAGATGACGGGTATCACGACTAATACCTAACAATATGGTTGACAAGTGAGAAGTTTTGTAGTATAATAGTTACTCACTACATAACTAAGGCACATACTATGAATATTTTACATAACTTTTTAATTCCAGAAGCAGAGCATCGTAATAAGTTTTGGGCAAAGCAACCTATAGACGATCCGCAAACTATAAACGGATTTAATGGTACATTTGCATTTAGCGAACACAGTCGAATTCCACAAGGGATTGTAGAGTTCTTGTTAGAACACTTTCATAAGAAATGTTTTAAGACTGCAAACAGTTGGAAGAAAGATCATATCGAAGCAGTCGAACTAGATGAAATAAACGAACTGATGAACGAGATATGGGACGGACCAGGTAGCATGACTAAACTAGCACACCTAACAAACGAGATGCGTATCGCACGTTTATGGGACAATGATGACGAAGAATAATCCAAAAACTATTTTAGGAGTTATTATGCAATACCTTAAAGAAGTAACATCTTGGGACACTCCTGTTCAAAATCATACATATATTGTTGACGATAACAACTGGTGTGTAGGTTATATTAAGAACGGTACTACTGAAGAAATAATCTTTTCAAGGCCTATGAAGCAATGGTCTAAAAGCTATCGCAAGTTTGAAAAGGTGGTCATACATGATGACCAGAGAAGTTAGTACGAATAAATAAGTGTAATATAACTCGAGACTACAATCATGGCATATTCAGATAAGGTGATGGACCATTACGAAAATCCTCGTAATGTTGGTAAGTGGGATTCTGGTGAAGAAGGCATTGGAACAGGGATGGTAGGAGCACCAGCATGTGGCGATGTTATGCGATTACAAATTAAAGTAAAAGATAACATAATTACTGATGCTAAGTTTAAAACATACGGATGTGGTAGTGCTATTGCAAGCAGTAGCCTACTTACTGAATGGGTTAAAGGAATGACATTAGAAGGCGCAGGCGAAATAAAGAACACAGACCTTGCAACCGAACTTGCTCTACCTCCTGTGAAGATACACTGTTCAGTACTAGCAGAAGATGCTATCAAAGCCGCTATTGCAGATTATAAATCTAGGTGATAACAATTACTGAGGTTGGTGCAAAACGTGTAACTGGCTTTTTAGAAAATCGAGGTAAAGGTCTAGGACTTAGAGTTAAGATAAGAACTACTGGGTGCTCGGGATATGCGTATGTGTTAGAGTTTGTTGACGATGTTAATGACGATGACACTGTGTTTAATTCTAATGGTATAAAGATTATCGTTGATAACAAGTCGCTAGTAATGATAGATGGGACTCATCTAGATTATGTCAAAGAAGGACTTAACGAAGGGTTTCAGTTTAAAAATCCTTGGGAAGACGCAACTTGCGGCTGTGGCGAATCTTTTACTCTTAAGAAGTAAATATTGACTAAATATTATTACGTTCAGGCATACAGCCCGGGAGTAGCATAAGCGAAGGAACGCCCTTAACCCTTTAACGAGGAGAGTGTAATGGATAATTATACGCTTTGGTGCTTTCTACGAATCATTAAACAGCGCCACATAAAAAAGATTAACTTTTTATTAAATAAAAGGTTGACATCGATAAATAAATGTAGTATAGTATAAACATACTAAAAAGTAATACAAGGAATTTAAAACATGTTCAAGTCTAACACAACAAATATTAATCGTTGGCCACCAACTGGGGGTATGTCTTGACGTGACTTTTTAAAAAGTTATTTTAGATAAGCCCCTAGCAGTTAATTCAGTTAGGGGCTTTTTTTTTGAAGTTTATAGGGGTGTAGTGTTAATGGTAGCACGTGGGATTCCAAATCCTAAAGTTGCGGTTCGAATCCGTACACCCTTGCCAATTACGGAGTATAGGCTAGTCTGGTAAGTCGCTTGCTTTGGGAGCAAGAAATCCGAGGTTCAAATCCTCGTACTCCGACCAATTTTTTACCAAAAGTGGTTGACATTTGTATATACTGATGCTATTATAGTAACATAATTAAATATTGAGAGGCACACATGCGTACACAACCACAGGCAATTATCGAACGTTTAGAAGCAGACAACAGTCGTCTTGCTAAAGAAGCAATAATACTAGAAGCAATGGAAGAAGGACTAGACGAGTTCTTTGAAGGTGTTAAGATGGCACTTGATCCATTAGTTACATTTGGTGTTAAACAAGTTCCTGAGAAAGCAGAAAACGAAGTATTGTCAGCACAAGGTTTAAGTTGGGAAAACTTTAAAGAGCTTGCAGACAAACTAATTGCAAGAGAGCTAACAGGACATGCGGCACGTGATGCAATTATCCTACAAATGAATATAGCAACAGCAGAACAATGGAATGGGTTTTACAGACGTATTTTAATTAAAGACCTACGTTGTGGTTGTAGTGAAAAGACTGTAAACAAAATTGCTAAGAAATTTCCACAGTATACGATTCCAACATTTACTTGTGCATTAGCACATGACTCAGCTAACCATGAAAAGAAAATGGTAGGTGTAAAGCAAATTGAAGTTAAACTAGATGGTGTACGTGTACTAGCAATATGCCGTTCAGGCAAAGTAGAATTGTTTAGTCGTAACGGAAAACAGTTTCATAACTTTCCACACATTATTGCAGAGATTGAATCAGTACTTGCAGTAAAGCCTGCACCATATGATTGTGTACTAGACGGCGAAGTAATGAGCAAAGACTTTCAAGACCTTATGAAGCAAGTACATCGTAAAGATGGTAAAGCCGCAACTGATAGTGTGCTACACTTGTTTGACTTTATTCCATTAGAAGACTTCCTTAAAGGTAGTTGGGATAAAAAGCAAACAGACCGTAGTAACTACGTTAAGTATTGGGTACTAGAGAACGAAGACCTCTTAAAGCACGTACAAGCGTGTGAATGGGAAGATGTTGACCTTAGTACTACAGAAGGTAACAAACGCTTTGTAGAGCTTAATAAGACGGCTGTAGACGGTGGCTACGAAGGCGTAATGATTAAAGACGTTGATGCACCCTACGAATGCAAACGTACACATGCTTGGTTAAAGGCAAAACCGTTTATCGAAATTACATTAACCGTCGTTGACGTTGAAGAAGGCACAGGACGTAACGAAGGAAGACTAGGTGCTGTAATAGTAGAAGGAGAAGACGATGGATACAATTATCGCCTTAACTGTGGGAGTGGTTTCACTGACGCTCAACGTGATGAGTACTGGACTGAACGTGCTAGTCTCATTGGTCAGCTAATTGAAATAAGAGCAGATGCTCGAACACAATCACAAGACAGTGAAACATACAGTTTACGCTTTCCACGATTCAAAACATTCCGTGGATTTCAAGCTGGTGAGAAGATATAAAGAGGAGAGCATGAATAATATTGAATTTATTTGTGGGGACAAAAGTGTCTTAACAAATTTTCCTATTGTACCAGCTAAGGACTGTTTACCTGATTGGTACAGTGGACTTAAAGCAAATAACAATAACGGTGTTCCGACTATTGCAGGCTGTTGGCCTGTGAGAGATATGGTCACTGCAGGTTATATTATACCAAATGTATTTGAGCAAGAGATTATTGCACAAACCAATCAGTCAACAGGAGAAGAAGAACTTGAAAGAGTGTTTCCGGTTGAACGTATTGGAGAATTTATGGAATTGCAAAACAAGTTTACTTCTCCATCAGCATTTCATCAACATCAACAATGTCCTGTACACATACAAGGCAAAAAGAAATCTTATATTAAAGTATCTGTACCTTGGACGATTAGAACTCCTCCGGGTTATAGTTGTTTGTTTGTACAACCGTTTTGGCACTTTGACCAAGAGTTTGTAATAATGCCTGCAATTATTGATACTGATGAATTTGATTTAAACAACCTTAACTTTCCTTGTTACCTAACTGATCCTGTAAAATTATTAAAGCCAGGCGAACCGTTGGTGCAAGTAATACCTTTTAAAAGAGAAAGTTGGAAGCATACACTTAGCTATGAGGCTCCGACAACGAGAAGTAAAATGAATTTATTTCTACACAATATGTACAAAAGAGCATTTCATCAAAAGAAAAATTTCCAATAATGCTTGACTTTATTACAAGTTGGCTATATACTGTTTATACACATTAGAGGAGTGACACATGGCTAGAGTAAATAAAATCACAGGTAGAGCAACAAAAAAGAAGGCTCCTCGTGGTGCACCACGTTTAAAACGTGGTAATAAACTTACTGAACCTAGTTGGGAAGGTTGGGAAGAATGGACTGGTGAACAATACCATAGAGCTAACCAACATGCCCGTGCATGGTATTATGAAAATTATAAACCAGTAGATTTATATCCAGCTGTAGAGGCTTGGATGACACAGAATGGTTATACTAAAGAACAAGTACAGCAAGTAAAAGCCGCACCAACACATGCACTAAGCATCACTGGTGGAATTACTGCTAAACTACTAATGAACGGCATGCCTGATTATAATAAAAAGCATGACGAGTTTTGGCAGAGCCTAGCAGGCACAATGGGTACAATGGCTCCTGCAACAGATTTTCTTAAAAAACGTGTTAATGAAGCAATAGATCAAGGTGCTTATATAGTTACGCAGAAGAAACAAGATGAAGCAGAAAAAGCAAAAGTACATCAACCTACAATACAAGAACGTATTCGTGAACAAGTTAACTTACAATCAGAAGCAATAGAAGAATGGCTAGATGGGTGGATAACAGACCCAAAGTCATTTGACCCTAAAGGGTTTAACTTTAGCCAGCACTTCCAAAATCATAGTGTGACACAAGCTCATGCACGTAAGATTGCTAGTTACTACGACGGTGAAATAAAAGAGTATACAGAACTGTTAAATTTGCCTAGTAAAGCAAAGATTGCTAAGATGGACGAACATGCACAAGACATGTTAGAACAACTTAAAGAAGCATATGCACATCTTAGTAAAGATGATGTAAAGAAAATACTCGAAGCACTAAACAATATACAAATGTCTTGCCAACTAGTAGTTGATACAAGTAAAGCAACACGTAAGACTAGAAAACGTAAGCCTAAGAGTGCTGACAAGCTAGTTGAAAAGCTAAAGTTTTTGAAAGTAGATAATAAGAATAGTCTTGCAAGTATTAATCCTATAGATATCATATATGCTAACGAACTTTGGGTGTTTAATATTAAGACACGGAAGATTGGTAAGTATGTTGCTAAGAACATAGATCCACAAGGTATGCAACGTGAAGGTAGTGGACTTAGTGTCAAAGGTACAACTATTATAGGATTTAACGAAGTAGAAAGTGTACAAAAGACACTACGTAAGCCTGATGAAAAACTTAAAGAGTTTAAAGATGCAGGCAAAGTTAAATTACGTACATTTATAGAAGACATCAATGCTGTAGACATTAAACTTAATGGTAGGATTAATACGGATACTATACTTCTCAAGGTAAGTTGATAAATACTTGTATGAGCCAGATAGATAATATAAGACAAGGTCTCGCACGTCTAGCAACGACTGTAGAGACTATAGCAAACACACAAGCCGCAGAAATGCCAGCCGCAACTGTAAACAGTATTAGCGGAAACGCAATTCATGGAGGCAAAATCACATTACTTAAAAGTACAGGAATCAACGACAAAGCAACTAGAACTAGTTTGCTTGTAGAAGATGATATGATTACTGTAGGTAATATGGATGTAGATAACCTAATTGGTGATATTGATGTAAGTGGTGCATTAACTGTACATGGTACTCTTACTGCTGGTAAATTACATGTTGAAGAAATGAGTTCAACACAAAAGGTTACACAAAATATCGACTTTACTGCTCAAGGCGGAACCATTGACATGATGGGTATGCAATGGAGACAAGAAGGCGAAGCAACTAAGCAAATCGTATGGCGTGGAGATAGGTTCTACATCAGTAATACAATTGATTTGCATAGAAATGCTGTAATTGAAATAGATAACATTCCTGTACTAAGTGCAGATAAACTAGGTGTTACTGTAAAGCACAGTGAACTAGAACATGTAGGTACACTAAACAATTTACGTGTATCAGGCAACATAAACATTGATGACTTTGTTACATACGATGGTGGAACAATGCGTTTTGCTATTGGTGCTGAAGCACCTAATGCACAGTTTAGTGTAGCAAGTAACGAAGCAGAGTTTGTAGTTGATCCTGAGTTTGATCACGTTAGAGTAGGTGCATATACTACAAGTAAAATGAGTTTGATTACTGACAACAAAGAACGTATTGTTATTAAAGAACAAGGCGGAGTTGAAGTCAAAGGCACGTTAGGTATTAAGGTACAATACCCAGGTGATGATGTAGATCTACAAGTAGCAGGTGCTATTAGGTTTGCAGATAAACGACTAGCAGTAGGCAACGAAATGCCTATTACAGGAAACAATAACCAAGGTGATATTGTATACGATACTAAACCAGTAGCAGGTGGTTACATGGGTTGGGTATGTATAGAAGGCGGTGCACCTGGTATATGGAAACAATTCGGGAAGATAGAAGCATGACAGCATTAGTAAACATAAGTGCAGATAACGTTCTTGCAATTAGAGAAGGACTTAACGGTCTAGGTAATGCACTTCTATCAATCAATGCCATAGCAGGAGATGATACGTCATCTAGACTTATTATCGATGGCGGCGGCACACTTAAAGTACAAGGCACTTCGAACACAGTGTTTGAAGGTAATGTAGGTATTGGTGTTTCATCAGTAACAATTGGCGTATCTCTAGAAACTAGCGGACCCGTTAAGTTTCAAAGTAAGAAGATGGAAGTTGGTAACGGTATTCCAACTATTGGTCTTTATAATCAAGGTGACATTGTATGGCATGATGCACCTAGTCCAGGCGGCAATTTAGGTTGGATTTGTGTTAGAACTGGCACTCCAGGTGAGTGGCGTTCGTTTGGTGCAATTTCAGGTTAAGTAACGATTTAATCTCTAACAATAAGATAGTAAATACTTTGTGGTGTAACTTGTTTTACACTTCGAATAGCAACGATAGAGGCAAAATAAATGGACAACAAAAAACAAAAAATAGAAGACAAAATAGAACAACAAGTTGAGCGTTGGGATCTCTTTGCGAGAATTATCCCTACAGTATTCTTAGTGGTATGCTCAATATTAATCTTTACAGGCATAGTAGACTTTCAACAGGCATTTTGGGCGGGTCTTGGACTGTTTGCTGTAACAGCAGTAACGTGGTGGTTCTGGACTATATACACTATAAAACACTTAGTTAGAACACTTCATAGGGCATCCAAAAACTTAGCCGAGGTCCGTCGAGAGTTTAGAGACGTATCAAAGGATCTAGAGGATCTAAGGAACAATAATGATGAAGCATAAAAAATTTATAATAATAAAAGCGGCCACTAGTATAATCAGTGGAATAAGTATGGTTACACTTATTGTACTAGGTATAACATATTTAGGATTTACTAATGCATTTGTATTTAATAATGCAGGCATTGCAGTAACAAACAATCCAGTAAACGGTGGGCAGATTGACTTTATTCTAGAGGGCAGTCGAAAACATGAATGTACACTAACAGGAGTATACTCAGATGCATATGATAACGCTACTGGTGAAAAATTTGAATTAGACTTTGCTAGAAAAATATACATAAGATCAAATGATTATCTTGGCTCAGACACAGGCATAGTAGATCATCAATGGGCAATGCCTGTACCAGATGACATGCCACCAGGTGTATATGAAGTAAAGCTATACAGTGAGTTTGATTGCGTATACTTACTTTTCAAACAACACAAAAGCCAAATATTTGATAACATCTCACTCATCATAGAGTAAATACTTACATGCTAGTAATTGGAAACGGCTCTAGCCGTAAAGACATTCCTATTGATAAGATATATCAAGAGAAGATAGGCTGTAATGCTATCTTTAGAGATCACTACGTACAGCGTTTAGTATGCTGTGATAAGCGTATGGTTAAACAAGCAATCCCGCATCACAAAAGTATATACACTAGACAGCGTTGGAATAAAGAACTAGGTGTACTAGCATTGCCCGATCTAATCGAAGAAGGTACGCAAAGAATAGACGAACCTTTTCATTGGGGTAGTGGCCCGTATGCAGTATTACTGGGTGCAACACTAGACAATAAAGTAAACCTAATAGGATTTGACTTATATAGTACAAATAACAAAGTCAATAATATATACAAAGGCACAGAAGGCTATAGTAGTGTTGACTCACATGCAGTTGATCACAGTTATTGGGTACATCAAATAGCTAAAGTATTTGAATGGTTTCCAAAAACATCATTTAGAATATATAATACTCCCGATTGGCAACTACCAAAAGAGTGGAAATTGGCTAATATTTCACTTGACATCCAGACAAACTTATAGTATAATAAGTACATAACACAACAGAGGACTTACTACGTCGACCCTCTTTAAATACTCCGCCGTTTAATATAGGAGAATACATATGAGTAATTATTATAGTACAAAAACATACGGACACAACATCGGACTATCAGCGGTGTTCCGTCAACCTAACGCAGAGCATTCACACTGTCATCTATTACACGGATACAGTTTACAATTTAAATTTACATTTGGTTGCAAAGAACTAGATGAAAAGAACTGGGCAGTTGACTTTGGTAACTTAAAACAACTAAAAGCCTGGTTGGAAGATAGCTTTGATCATAAGACATGTGTAGACTTTAACGATCCACACAAGCAAGACTTCTATGATCTACAAGACAAAGGATTATGTGAGGTAAGAGAGTTTGACGGTGTAGGCGCAGAGAAGTTTGCAGAACATGCTTGGAACTTCGCAGATATGCTTGTACGTGGAATAACAGACAACCGTTGTTATTGTGTACGTGCAGAGTGTGCAGAACACGGTGCTAACTCGGCAATATACGAGGCCTAACAATTGGCTAAGATTGATAAAAGTCAATATACTAAAGCACAATGGAATATTGTTCGTGCGGCAAGGCGTAAAGAAAAAGATGAACGCAGAGCTGAAAAAGCACGATCTAAGAATCCCTCGGTTGAGGCCGTAATACCTCCGCAAGAGCCAACGGTTAGCTCTTCCATCGAAGTACATAATCAAAATCAAGATATTAAAAATTATGTAGTTTGTTTGAAACATGGCAGTAAGTACTCATCAGAGTATGTCAATAAACTTCATAACATGTGCAAAAGGCATCTAACAGTGCCCTTTGAATTTGTTTGCTTTACAGACGACTTGCGTGGAATTGATGCTAACATCAAGACCATAACACTAAAGGAGATTGGTGTGTCTGGTTGGTGGTATAAGCCTATGTTCTTTGACAAGAATTTTCCTCTTGATGGTACTTTACTGTACATGGATCTAGACATTGTTATTAATGCAAACATTGATAACTTGTTTACATATCAACCTGATAAATTTTGTATCATTCGTGACTTTAATCGTTCACTACGTCATGATTGGAACAGAATGAATAGTAGTATTTTTAGATTAAAATCAAGCTCAATGGGTTATGTGTTTGACAACTTTATGGAAAGTCATGAAATGAACATACGTAGATTCCATGGAGACCAAGATTGGATTTATGATCAAGTAGGACCTAACAGACAAGAATGGGTGTTTTGGCCAGACGAATGGATTTTAAGTTACAAGTGGGAGATGAGAGATAGAAACGACTTAGTTAAACTACATAATCAACCACGCAACTTTAAAGAAAAGAAAGTACCCAAAGTATTACCAAAGACATGTGTAGCAGTATTTCACGGTGAACCTCATCCACACCAGTGCGAAGATGACTGGGTTAAGGAGAATTGGAAATGATGTTTGTATTTGACGTAGACGGAACACTTACACCAAGTCGTAAAGAAATGAACAATGTCTTTAAATGGTGGTTTCAAGAAAATATTCAGAACTACTGTTTTGTAACAGGTAGTGATAGAGATAAAACAATTGAGCAAGTTGGCCTAGATATGTTTGTTGGTGCAAAATATAGTTTTAACTGTAACGGCAACGATGTAAATTTTTACGGAGCACAAATACATACTAATGATTGGACATTGCCTGTAACAGCAAGAAACTGGTTAGATGAAAAACTAGAACAAAGCGAATTTGTTTTACGTACAGGTAATCATATTGAAGAACGGCCTGGTATGGTTAACTTTAGTATTGTAGGACGTAACGCTACAATGGGTGAACGCAAACTATATGTTGAATATGATACAAAACTTAATGAGCGTAATACTATAACAGAAATGTTTAATGAAGCTTTTCCAGAACTAGATGCAAAAGCAGGAGGAGAAACTGGTATTGATATTGGTCCTAAAGGATCAGACAAAAGCCAAGTAATTAAATTTATTGATGATGAAGAACTTGTGTTCTTTGGAGATCGTATGGATCCTTTAGGCAATGATTATCCGTTATCCAAAATAATACTTGACAACAGCTTAGGAAAGTGTTATAATGTAAAGGACTACAACGAAACTTGGGAATTATTAAAACAATATGTATAAACGTATAGGCTTTGCATGTAAATACATGCACCCAGATCAGACACAGAAAAAGAAACTACTTGAAGAAATTCAACGACCGCTAAATACTCGTAGCACAACAGTACAGTGGCTCAATAGGCAGACACGTGAAGTTGCTGAAGAACGGTTGTGGGATATTATGGTTCACAATATACAATCGTATATGAACCTTATTACCTATGTAGGAGGATTGCCAAATGATCTTCGTATGGTTAGATTGGGTAGCGATTGTCTTCCTGTTTATACCCAGCATGAGTGGAGTTATTATTGGCGTAAGCCTGATGTGGTTGCGTACTGCGAGAAAAACTTTGCCAACGTCGGCAAACAAGCAAGGGCCCTCGATGTCCGACTATCGATGCACCCAGGCCAATTTACTGTACTTGCGAGCGACAACCCCGAAATTGTAGAGAGGAGCATAGAAGAATTTGAATATCACACCGATGTCATCCGCTGGATGGGCTATGGCCGCACATTCCAAGACTTCAAGTGCAACGTCCATATATCAGGCAGGCAAGGTCCAGCCGGTATTAAACATGCCGTCAACAACAGACTTTCTCCGGAGGCGAGAAATTGCATTACGATCGAAAACGACGAAAACAAGTGGGGCATCGAACACAGTCTCGAGCTTGTCGACACATGTGCATTGGTGCTCGACATACACCATCACTGGTGCCGCGAAGGTGAGTATATACTGCCCACCGACGATAGATTTGCTCGCGTAATAGATTCGTGGCGTGGTGTGCGTCCTGCAATACATTATTCATACAGTCGCACAGAACACTTACCTGCAGAGTTTGCACACAATACAATGCCAGATATGCCTGCACTATTAGAAGCAGGATACAAGAAAGCAAAATTACGAGCCCATAGTGATTACTATCCTAATAACACAGTTAACGATTGGGCGTTACAGTTTTTAGACTACGCAGATATTATGTGTGAGAGCAAGATGAAAAATTTAGCAAGCATTAAATTGCTAGGTCAATACAATAAATATGTAACAACGGAGGCTTATGCCGAAAATGAGAAAGTTCCTTTTTTGGAATGAAAAAGGTGATGAAAAAGAAACAGAACAATTGAGTCTAACAAGAGCAGTAAAATCTGTACAGGGCGATTTTAAAGACCAGTTTATTGGTGTTGAATACATTAGTAAAAAAGGTAAAGAAATGATAGACACAGTAAAGCTACCATGGGGTAGAAAAATAAGACAAGCGATTCAAACTGAACAAAAAAGAGCCGCTTTAAAGGCTAAACAGGCCTTACGTTAATAAAGGAAAATAAAATGATTAAATTATGGATTAAACAAAGACTTGAGGAGCGTACATCAATAGATGGTGCGGCTCTTATTGCATTAGGACTAGTAGTTCTTATTGCAGGACCATTTGCAAAACTAGCGGCATATGCGGCTATTGCATACGGTGCATGGACGATTTGGAAAAAAGAAGACTAAATCTCGTCAATCCTTATATTAGATCCTGCAGGTAAGTTTAATATCTTACGCTGTTCAACACCTTTACGTTGAGCAAAACGCTTAGGATCGCAGTTAGGGCAAACGTGGACATAGAAGTTATCTAAACGCTTCGGGTCTACTTTGCCCTTTTCTCTCTTAAAGTCTTCTTTGCATTCGTCACATTGAAATATTGCATAACTACATGTACGTTTGTATGTGTGAGATTTTCCTGTTTTACTCTTACGAACATAAAAACGTATTTCTTTTTCAATTCTTTTGAACATATATGTATTTATTTACATTCGGATTATAAAGCATTGTATAAATACAATAGGAGAAGGTAACATGGACGCAGTATTTTTAACAGATTCAGCCAAAGAAAAGATGACAAGATTACTTAAAGAAAATGACAAACCAGCAATTAAGCTACAAATACAAGGTGGTGGATGTGCAGGATTTAAGTATGATTGGATAATGGCAGACGGCTTAGAAGATGGCGATGAAGTTATCGACTTACCAAACGGCAAGTTTATTATAGACCGTACTAGCATTATGTACTTACTAGGATCTACTATAGACTACAAAAAAGAACTATTCGGTTCATACTTTGATATTAGAAACCCTGCAAGCACAAGTAGCTGTGGTTGCGGTGAAAGCGTAGGATTTTAAAAGATGGCAAAAAATGATATTTATTTAGGTGTAGAAGGTAACGACGGTACAGGTGATAGTATACGTGAAGCGTTCCGTAAAGCAAACGAGAACTTCACAGAACTATACGCTGTATTTGGACAAGGTGGAACAATTAGTTTTACCGCACTTAACGATACACCAACAGGAATTACACCCGGTGGCGTATTAATTGGTAATACAACAGGTACTGAACTCCTTGCAAAAACGCTTTCAGCAGGAACAGGTATTAGTATTGATAATACAAGTACAAGTAATATTACTATTACAAACACAGGTGCTAATATTAACGCTGATACAAGTCCAATATTTGGTGGACCTGTAAGTGGTAACGAAGTTTATGCTATTGGTAAAATTGCTACATCACCACAAGCTATAGCTGAATTTAACACTACACATGGTAGTGCGATTACAGTTAACGACATTGTAACAGATAAAAAGTTTCAAGATCAATACTATGCGCCAAACACAACGTTTGAACCAACAAAGCCTGTATATGCTAGAACAGAGCCTGCTAACGCAAGCGAATATACAAAAACTATTGCAGAATACAGAGCTGGTAATGTTGTAATTAGTAATCATGGGTTTGACTGGAGTATTAACGGAACTAAATGGCAGTACTCAACAACAGGTTCCGCACCAAACGGATTAACAACCAGTACAGATTATTTTGTAAGATGGGTTAACGAAGATCAATTAAGTTTACATGCTACTAAAGCTGAAGCACAAAACAATAACGATACTACCCGTGTTAAAATTAATATTGCACTTGGCACACAAACATCAGTTTCAGGTACAGACATTGTTAAAGATACAGCATATGATGATGCCTACTATGGTTTCTACAAAACAGATGAAGCACTTCCAAGAAGTGCGGCAGTAAGACGCCAAGGCGATGACATGACAGGTGCTTTATACTTGCATGATCATCCAGGTGACTTATCAGGTATTGACACAGGCGATATAAAAGATAAACAAGCCGCAACAAAATTATATGTGGACAACAATAGTTACAGTTCAACAGAAGATATCTTTGTAACTAAACAAGGTGACGACACACAAGCACGTACTCCTGTAGGACTTGAAGGACGCGGATTAGGTTATGCATACGGAAGTCTAAAAGCGGCTTTGCAAAAAGCTGAAGAAGTTATTGAAAGTGCTCCGATTGAGCCAGGTGCTTATAGACAAACTATCACATACGATAACGGTAAGGGTATTGCTCTTGTAACAGGAGTAGGACCAACAACACAAAATACTGCGGCATATCATGCACAAACTTACCTAAGAGAAAACAAAAGATTTATTCAAAAAGCAGTTGTTGATTATGTAAATGATACATTTCCAACTCTTGCATATACTCCAACAAGTGTACAGAATCCAAATGCTGAAGCAATTCTAGTACAAAATAAAAAGTTTATTCAAGAAGAAGTTACATACTGGATTAACCATAATGTAGGAACAGCTGGCGGTTCAGGTATATGGAACAACTTTGATTACAGCAGTGCAAAATGTAAACGTGATGTAGGGTACATTGTTGATGCATGGATTAACGACTTGTCAAGAGGCGGCAACATTGAAACACGTAGAATGGCTTCAAGTTATCTTGCTGGTCAGCAAAATGCTGTTGGACCTTCTGGTACAGGATTAGGTACTGCGGATCAAATAGCACAAACAAATTTGGCAATTGAATTTGCAAGAGACCTTGTTGTAAACAATGTATTATCTAACTCAGCATATACATCAAAGCAAGGAACATTTGTTGTTGATGATCAAAACTTAACAGCAAACGCTTTCCAATTTTATATTGGACGTAGCAGTTATGCACAGTCATATGTTAACGGTGGTACAGTTACTAAATCAGACAATACAGTATTAGCAGTAAGCACATTTGCTTATAGCGAATCTACAGGTATTGCAACTCTTACAACTACAACAAACCACGGACTATCAGCAACTAACGTTGTTACAATAGCAGGTATTAATGTTACTTGTACATTTGAAGGATCTACAGTAGCAAAAGTTTATCCAGAAAGTTTACCTCAGGTTATTACAACACTTGCAGTTGAAACAGGTACAGGTGTTAACGATGTTGCAAATAGAGCAAGCACATTAACAAGTGTAATTACAAATGTTATAACTAACGGACTTAATTCATTAGTGGCACCAGAGAAACCTGCTATAGTTGACAACACATGCGAAAGAGATGTTGGACTTATTATTGATGGAATGCTTATAGACATTGGTAATGGTACAAACAGCAACTACAACGCTATACAAGCGGCTACACGCTATTTTAGTACAAGTTCAGGCGCTAGAGCACGTATTAGTCAAGGACAAGAAACTAGAGCGGCTATGACAAAAGCAAAAGCTATTGTTAATAGTGTTGTACAAAATGTTGACTTATTAACCCAAAGTAAAAGATTTGCTGTTGAATCAGATAACTTAACAACAAATACATTCCAAGTAGCAGTGGGAACAAATCCATATGCTCACACATATATAAGTGGCGGTACTGTTGTATTTGGTGGTGTTACATATAATATTAACGGATTCAACTATAATCATACAACAGGTAAAGGTATCATTACAACTACTACTGCACACGGATTAGGTGCAGGTGATGTTGTTGTACTTGATAATATTACATTTGAATGTACATTTGGCACAAAAGTTTATCCATCAGATTACACAACTTTAATTCCACAATGGTTTAATGCAAATATTAACGATGTTAGTACACAAATTAAAGATGCGTTAAATGCCAAGTTTGATATTATACTTGATATATTACAAAACGGCTTTAGTGCTAGAAACAACTACACACTAGTTGAAGGTAGTACATTCTCAATTGAATTTGGTAACGGAACAGGCAACGATAGTACTGACCAAGGTATTAACACTAACGTTGATATTCTTCCAGGTAAGATTATTGTTGGTAAGACATCAGGTGCAAGAGGACGTATTGTAAAATACACAAGTGGCGTAGACTTAGGTGGTGTAGCATACGATAAAGCAGAAGTTGTATTAGTTGAGCCAAGAGATTTTAGAATTGGTGAAGAATTAGAATACGGTAACGGGACTAAAGAAAAACAAATTACGGTACATGTTGAAACAGGTATTTACTACGAAGACTATCCGTTAAAAGTTCCTGCTAACGTTTCAGTTAAAGGTTCAGACTTTAGACGTTGTCAAATTAGACCAGCTCCAAGAATATCACAATCACCTTGGGCTAACACTTATTTCTACAGAGACAAGTTACTAGATAATCTAAAAATTACAGACGTAACAGGTGCAGACTTAGCAACTGCACAAGCTATTACAATTACAGGTTCTAACCAAACAGGCGGTATAATTACAGTAACACCTGCAAACAACATTGCTCCAATTGCATGGGACGGTGCTTGGTTCTATACAGACAATGGCGCAGTAGGCTTAATTAGTAATGCTGATGGTGGAAGTGACTTTGACGTTACACTTACTACAGATATACTACCAAACTTATCCGGAATTGCAAGCGGTGCATGGCATGTTAAACAAACTGTAAATTATGGTTATCATTATCTAACAGATCCAAGTAACGCGACAAGTACACCTAAAACAAACGATCAAATGGATGTATTCTTAATGAATGATGCAACTAGACTTGCAAACATGTCATTCCAAGGACACGGCGGATTTGCTCAAGTACTTGACCCAGCAGGACAAGTTCTAGTTAAATCACCATACACACAAGTTTGTGGATCGTTCTCAAGAAGTACAAACAAGCAAGGCTTTAAAGGTGGTATGTACATTGATGGATTTGCTGGTAACTTAGAAACTAAGATTACAAGTAAAGACGACAACTATACACTTAATGTACAATCAGACGCAGGAACAGGTTTACGAATTAGAAAACCACAAACACCTGCTCCGTTCTTTATTAACGGTGTACGTTACCAAGTTGATGCTGTTTCAGAATACGATGGCGGAACAGGTACAGCAAAACTATTAATTAATAAACTTTCAAATGAAGGTAACGGCTATACTGATACTACGTTCCCACAACAAATTTATGTTCAAACTGCTGGTAACAGAAGTATGTTGGCAAACGACTATACTCAAGTTAACGACTTAGGTTATGGATTATTTTGTAACAACGCGGCACTATCAGAGCAAGTATCGACATTTACTTATTACAACCATACAGCGTTCTTTAGTAACAACGGTTCAGAGATTAGAGCACTTAACTGTTCTAACGCAAACGGTAACTTTGGTTTAGTTGCGGCAGGATCAGATCCAAACGAAACTGTTGATGATATTACAACACTAAGAAATATGCAACAACCTGCCAAAGTATTTAACGATGGTAGTAACACATATGGCTTTGGTACATTTGCAAACGCGGCAGGTTCATTTAGTATATTTGTATACGACTGTGATTACATGCCATATCCAAACAGTTTAATTGACATATACACAGCAACAGGTGTAACTACATACGAAGTCACATCAACAAGTGTTGTTGCAGTACCAGTAAGTAACATTGGTGGGTATACTGGTGCTACAGGTCCAACTGGACGTAAAGGTGCTAATTTACCTATTTACAGATTAAGTGTATCAGGTGCTACTGGATTAGAAAATGCTATTACAGGCGCACATAATCCTACACCAAACAGTGATGCATCAGCTGTCGCAGTAGTTAGAATGAACAAGAACCACTTGTTAGATGACTTAAATGGTGTTACAGCAACAAGACCGTCAACAGCGATTGTGTTTGCTGAAAATCCAAATCAAGTTTACAGAAGTATTAGTTTTAACAACCAAGATGCAGACGGAACAGCATTAGCGGCAGATAGATTCCAAGTTGTTATGGACTCAGCGTTTAGTCACTTAAACTTAACACTTAGAAATACAGAAGCGGCATTGACTACATATGCTGGTACAGGTACTACAATGGGTGCGACAGCAGGTGACGTTGTACTTGCTATTGATACATTAACATCAACACAACAAGCTCGTATTAATAATAACGATATGCTCTTTACACATGCTGGTAAATCACATGTTGTTGCAAACTATACAGAAAGAACAGGATACGCTACTGTCGAACTTAATGAACTAGCGGCTTCAAACATTAACAGTAGTAATGCGTTATACACTGGTTCAGGTATTGCGGCAGACATGAGATTTAGTCCTGCGGCGACAAGAACAATTCCATTATCATTACAAGATAACGAAGCTGGTACTGTTACAGTTGGTATTTCAACTCTAAGAGCTAACGGACACGACTTTGATAAAATTGGTACAGGTGGATTTAACACTACTAACTATCCAAGTATTATCTACGGTAATCCAACTATTAGTGCTAACCAAGATGCAGAAGTTAGCGAACGTGGTAAAGGTAGAGTGTTCTTTGCAAGTACAGACCAAGATGGATTCTTTAGAGTTGGTAAATTCTTTAGTGTAGACCAAGGAACAGGTACAGTTACATTTAGTGCAAGTATTGCTATTAGTAACTTAGACGGATTAGGATTTAGACAAGGTGTTAGAATTACAGAATTTAGTAATGATGATACAATGGCTGACGGTGATCCGGCGGCAGTTCCAACAGAATTTGCAACTGAGAAGTTTATTGAGAAACGACTACACTTTGATAGAGATGGCGTCATACTTAGTACAGGTACTATTGGTCCAGGAGCTATTGCTAGAGATGGTACTACACCATTAACAGGAAACATTAATGCTGGTAGTAACAAGATTTATAACCACAGTGATCCAACTCAACCACAAGACGTAACTACAAAGTCTTATGTAGATGCCAGAACACCATTTGATACAGAAGCAATTGGTACTGATATTGGTAACAGAGTAAACAATGATATCTTAATGTTCCACGGAGGACTTTACGATAATCATACTGTTACAGGTGATGTTGTGTTTACAAGTAATGGAAGTAATGTTGCAACAACAGCAATTAGTTCCGAAGTAATTGTAAATGGTGATATAAGTCCTACAGCAGGAATTATACAAAGCAAACTTGCAATGACTGCGGCAACTACAAGAGTTAACGCAACAGGCATAGCACAAGTAGACTTAGGACTGTCAGCATTTGATGCTGATGACTTTACAGTAACAGATGGCTGGGTAACACTAAAAGCAAGTAGTGTTGACTTTGCTGACTTGCCAGACATTGCACAAAATACAATCTTTGGTAGAACAGCAACAGGTAGTGGTGATGCAAGTGCAGTAACTTTTGCAGATATTGTTAGCACTGGTGGATCATTTACTACAACAGGTGTTGCTGATAGAATTATTAAAACAGGCGCAGATGGAAGTGTTGATGCACAGAAATTTAAACTTGATAACTACGATGTTTTAGATCAAACTAACTTAACAATGACAATGAAGACACCAGGCGGTGCTACAGTGTTCAATACAGTTGGTACAATTCCAAGTAACACAACTACTACGTTGCCAGGTACATTGCAAATAGGTACTACAAGTGCTACAGCATCGTTCTTCCAACAGAACAGTAGTTATGGTGATCCAGATGATGCTACACTAAACAAACCAAGAGTAGCAAGTGACTGGATGTACACTTCATTTATTGAAGCACCAGGTGAAAAGAGTACTTCAAGTACAGGTATTGGTATTGGTGCAGGTACAGGATTTAGTAGTGCAGGTGAAGTTGCAATCGTAGCAAACAACAACGTTGCGGCAGTAGTGTTTAAGCAAGCGGCTATGACACCATCAAGTAACGCTGGATACGACATTGGTACAAGTGCATTAAAGTTTGGAACATTCCACGGAACTGCAACAGCGGCACAATATGCTGACTTGGCAGAGAACTACTTAGCTGATGCTATGTACGAGCCAGGCACTGTATTAGTATTTGGTGGTGAACAAGAATTAACAACTACAATGTCCAAAGGCGATAGAAAGATTGCTGGTGTTGTTTCAGAGAATCCAGCACACTTAATGAATAGCGAATTAGTAGGTGACTACGTTACAGCATTAGCATTACAAGGTAGAACAACTTGTAAAGTAATTGGCGCTGTTGGCAAAGGTGACATGATTGTATCAAGTGCAATTTCAGGATACGGTATGGTACAGGACGATCCACTAGTAGGAACTGTTATTGGTAAAGCAGTTGGAACTAAAGACGGAGATGAACCAGGGTTCGTTGAAGTTGTGGTAGGGAGAGTATAATGGCTATTCAAACAATTAACATTGGAACTAGTGCAAACAAAGGAGATGGTGATCCTTTAAGAACAGCATTTACAAAAATTAATGCAAACTTTGCAGAACTAGCTGAAACAAACAGTACAAGAGATATTCAAGGATCGGTGTTTGGTGATGATAGTACTTTACTAGTTGATGGAGTAAACAGTACAATACCTGGGTATGTAAGTTTAGTAACACTAAAACAAACAGTAGCGGCAAGTACTGACTTTGCTGACTTCAAAACTAGAATAGCGGCATTATAAGGAAAAGAATATGGCAAATAGAATACCACTCATAGTTGATAGAGATGATAGCAACAAACTAAAAGAATTACCAATAGGTGATAATTTAGATTTAACAGGTTCGGGTATTACTGGAGCAGGAACTATTTCTGCAACAGGACTTACACTTGCAGGTGTTAACTATAATCCTTTTAGTGGAAGTTGGAATGACTTAGCAGACAAACCAACAGTAGCCGCAACAACAACAGACTTACCAGAAGGTACTAATCAATATTTTACAAACGAAAGAGTTGATGACAGAGTAAATGCTATCCTTAGAGAAGGTAGCGGAGTTGATATCACATACGATGACTTAAACGGAACTATTACTATTGCCGCAACAGGTGGCGGTGGTGGTGCAGGAGGCAGTGGCATTGTTACTGACTTAACCGGACTAGCATCAAGTAACGTACTTAAATGGAATACCACAGCAGGACAAGATAATAACGGAGCATGGGTTAACAGTTTTATTAATTACAGCGAAATTGTTGGCACTCCAAGTTTATCCGCAGTAGCAATAAGTGGAAGTTATAATAATTTATCTGATAAGCCAGACTTAGTAAACGACATTAGTGATTTATCAGATGTAGATACGCAAGGTACACCCCCTACACCGGGACAGGTATTAAAATGGGACGGACTTAGATGGGCACCAGCTAATGATGCTACATCAGGTGGCGGAGGACTAAATGCTGACACACTTGATGGCTTTGATAGTCCTTACTTCTTAGACTATGCAAACTTGACAAACAAACCTAGTTTGTTTGATGGTAACTTTAGTTCTTTAGTAGGCAATCCGACTACACTTGCAGGATATGGCATTACTGATTCTATTAGTGCAAACCAAAGTTATACACAAAACGGCAGTGTAACATTTAACAGTGATACAGGAATCATAGTTGGTACAAACAATAATCTTAAAATACGTGTAGACAATGCAGTAATTATTGAAAGCACAGTCAATGAACAAGATTTAGATATTAAAGTAAAACCAATTACTGGTGTTGAAACAGCAATTAAAATTGATACTGGAACAAAACGTGTTGGTATCTTTACTGGCACACCAACACATAAACTTACAGTAGCAGGTGATGTTAGTGCTACATCATTTATTGGTAGTGGTACAAGTTTAACAGGCATTACATTAAGCCAAATATTAGCAGGCGGATCAGAAGTAAGTGATAGTGTAAGTTTTGGAAATGTAACACCTTACGCTACTGCAACATATAACTTAGGTGCAAGTAATAATGTTTATTCTAATGCATATGCAACTAACTACCATGGAGGTGGTGCAAATATTACAGGAGTACAATACTCAAATGTTACAGGCACACCTACACTAGCAACAGTAGCAACTACAGGTGCATACGGTGACTTAACAGGAGCACCAACAACAGTAAGTTCATTTACAAATGACTCAGGCTACTTGGCAAACTTGTCAACAACTAGTATTACTACATTATCAGATGTAAGTATTAACAGTCCGCAAGCAAACCAAATTATAAAATACGTTGGCGGCATTTGGACAAATGCAACAGGCGGCGAATCAGTTGGTAACTTTACATTTAGTACAAGTGTAATTGACACAGACGATTCAAGTAGTATTACAATTACTCCAGCAGTAACAATAAGCAGTGACCTTACAGTACAAAACGACATGACTGTAGCAGGTTCATTACAAGCAGAAACATTTGAAGGTACAGGTACAGGTACTCCGCAGATTACTAGTGCAGGCTCAATTGAGCTTGTTGCTGAAGATGCTGTTAAGGTAACACAGAGTCCATTTAGATTAGCATCGTTTACAACTACTGAGCGTAACGCTCTTACAGCAGTAAACGGGGATACCATATATAACACAACTACAAACAAGTTCCAAGGTTATGCGAACGGTGGTTGGGTTGACTTACATTAAAGGATTTAACTGATGAGTGAAAAAGAGTATATCGTAACTCTTAAAGAAGGTGTCGACTATGATGCATTTAATCGAGAGATGATTGCAGAAACAGGCGCCGGAGATATTCCAGGACGTACTGTTACTATAGCAGACGCAAGACTAGGTTCACAAAGAAATACACATTATATGTTGACTACTGACGAAGTAGATACTCTTAAAAACGACAGTAGAGTTTTAGATGTAGATCTTCCACCTGATCAAAATCCAAATATTGAAATTGGTATTCAATCAGTACAGACAGCAAATTTTAATAAGTCAAGTGCCGATAGCGGAGATTATCGAGACTGGGGTAAAATTAGACACAGTTTCTTTGAACAACAATATGCAAGTAACTCAACAAACACTAACCGTACGTTTGCAATGGACGGACAAGGTGTTGATGTTGTTATACAAGATAGTGGGCTAGAATGTGGTCACCCTGAATTTTACATGGACGATACAGCAGAGTATGTTAGTACAACACTCGATGCTAACAGCACAAATGGTGCAGTGTTTGATAGAGAAGTCACAGTTCACGGATTAAAACTTGTTCCGGCAGGTGCAGTAGGCGGACAGTCAGCAGTGCCAGATGACTTTAGTAAAAAAGTTGCACAAGTTGTAAAACTATTAATTGATCCTACAGGCACACATATTAATCTTACACAACAAAAAAATCTAATAGCAACACTAAAAGGTGATGCTGGTACATTCCATGCAGGTATGCCAACTGCACAAAGAATTGGTAACAGTGCAGGTTCAAGTTATTCACCTAACTGGCTAACTGATGCGGGCATTCCAAGTTATGCAGGATACCAAACATTTTTAGACTCACATGTGGCTAACGATATGGTATGGTATAATAATGCAAGCGGGCCTTCACCAACTACACAAGATAGTGAAATTGAAGAAGTTATGGAACACTTGTTTCATACAATACATTTATTTGGATTGCCAGGCGCAACTCCAGGTAGTGCAACAGGATTAAATTGGCTTGCTACAAATGCTGTTGGAGATAGTTGGAAAACAACTGAACTACATCTTGCAATGAAAGAAGCAATTGATGCAGGTAAGTTTGATCCAACCGACTATGCATCTAGCTGGGACACAAATGCTGATTATGCAGAACTTGCATACAAAGAATATATGTACTTGCTTAACTGGGGCATGTGGGACATGAGTGAATTTTGGGATGGTGAAACTTTATCTCCTGAATGGACAGACGACATGCGTACACCGGCTGGTATTAGAACAAATAATCCACAAGGTTATCAACTTTTCAAAAAATACTTTATGCCTGTATTAAGCAAGCCAAGTTTTACAACATTGAAAAGTATCTTCAAAGGAAACGATCAAGGTAACGAAAACTATCTAGCATGGTCCGGTGCAAATAGAGTACATGAAATTAATTGGGCAGACGAAAGCGGAATAAGTTTTACACAGAGTGCAAATCATTATAGAGACTGGGACGGACACGGAACACATTGTGGTGGAACAGCAGTAGGTAAGAACTTTGGTTGGGCTACAAAAGCAAGAATATTTAGTGTTAAAGTAAGTGGACTAGAAGGCACAGGTGATGCTGGTACTGGTATTAGTATTTCAAACGTGTATGATTGTATTAAACAATGGCACATCAACAAAGAAGCAGATCCAATTACAGGAGTAAAACGTCCTACTATTGTAAACGCAAGTTGGGGATATAGCAGTAGCATTGGTAATAGCTTTAATAACATTACAACTATTGTGTACAGAGGTACAACTTATAATAGCGGTAATGATGGTAGCTTTGGTGGAACAACTCATATGAGAGATACCTATGGTTTTTATCCATACTATGCAAGTGGCTATTATAGATTTCCTGTAAGAGTATCTAGTGTAGATACAGACGTAAACGAATGTATTGCGGCAGGTGTACACATTTGCATTGCGGCAGGTAACAACAGTTTTAAAGCAGATCTAAGCACTGGCTTAGATTATAATAATATAGTATTTTCAAGTGGTGGAGCAAATGGAAACTACCATAGAGGTAGTTCACCTTTTAGTGATAATGCATTTATGGTAGGGTGTATGGACAGCACACCAGAAGATGAATCAGGTAATGTAGAAAAGAAAACAGGGTTTAGTACAACAGGTCCAGCAGTAAATATATTTGCGGCTGGTGAGAATATTGTTAGTGCAACTAGTACAACAAACAAATTTGGAGCGCCAAGTTATTTTGATAATGCTAACTTTAGGCAAACTAATATTAGCGGAACAAGTATGGCAAGTCCACAAGTATGCGGAGTAGGAGCATTGTACTTACAAGCAAGTCCAGAACTTACACCTGCACAACTACAAAATAAAATGAACAATGCTTCAAAAGCAATTTTGAAAGACGAAAATAATCTTACTAACTACGGTGATACTACAGATATATGTGGTGCTGAAAATAGAATGTTGTTTAACAAATATAATCAACAAAAGCCATTTACCAGTAACATTGTAGCAATGAAGAAGCGATAAATATAGTATAGGAGACTTACATGGCAATACAAACTATCAACATCGGAACTATTGCAAACGACGGTACAGGTGATGATCTACGTGAAGCGTTTGTAAAAGTAAATAGTAACTTTACAGAACTTAACGCTAGAAGTACAGAATCAACAACTGTTGCTAACTTAGGCAGTGCTGGTGAAGGAGTGTTTGGACAAATAAGTGGTACCGAACTACAATTTAAAAAGATTGTAGCTGGAACAGCAATTTCACTTGCCGCTGATGCTAACGCTATTACAATTAATAGTACATCAACAGGTCTTCCTAGCGTACAAATTTTTGCAGACAACAACAATATTACACTAGATTCTAACGGTAATGCACTAACACTTGCAGGTGGTGGAACTACTACAACAAATTTAAGCGGAACTACACTTACTATTTCAAGTGTGACTTCTGTACAAACTGATACAGATCCTAAACTTACAGCAACGCTAAACGCACAAACAAACAATATTACTAATGTTGGTAATATGACTGGTAACGTACATGGTCTTGATATAAGAACATTTGATGGAGTACAGCAATATCTAACATTAGACATGGGCGAAGCTGTTCCTACATTATTCACTAGCACATTAGAATATCTAGCACACAACTTAGTTGTTGACTTTGACGATGGTAATGCAACGTTTACAGCATCAACAGCAGTTCTCGCAGATATGGGAACGCTATAGGAGTTTTAAATGGCGCAATTATGGACTGTTACCCCTGGGTACAACTTAGGTACATACCAAGAAAGTATTACACAAACTATTGCTTTACCAGTCGTAACTGGTTGTACACTTTCTCTTATTAGCGGAAAGTTACCTGGTGGATTACGGATTAGTGGTAATAGTTTATTAGGAACTCCGTTTGAAGTTAACAGATTAAAAACATTTAAATTTGTTATACGTGCTGTTAAAAATAATCTTAAAGAAGATATAACATTACAATTAAAAATTAACGGTGCTGATGCACCAACCTGGATAACTTCAGAAGGACCGTTACCTGTTGGTCCTAACAATAGATTTTATATTTTAGATAGTAGTCCAGTAGATTTTCAACTACAAGTTATCGACCCTGACTTACCAGCAGGCGATACTATTGAATATTTCATTGGAGACAATGATGGAGAATTACCTCCAGGTATCGAACTAGGAAGAACAACTGGTAAACTCACTGGTGTTGTCGAACCAATACTTGCATTAGAAAAAAGAGCTAGTGCTGGTTTCTTTGATAGTAATGTGTATGGTACATTTCCTTTTGATTTTGGTGTTAAGAGTGCTAACGGTTTTGAAAGTTATTATTATGATACAACATTTTATGATTATGCAGTTCCAACACAAAGTCCTAAAAAATTAAACAGGTATTATGAATTTGAAGTAAGTGCTAGTGATGGGGTTGTAATTGCAAAACGTAAGTTCCAAATATATCTTGTAGGAGATGATTTCTTAAGAACAGACAATACAATCATGCAACTTGCTACTGGTTTGTTTACAGTAGACAACACATATCTAAGAGCACCTGTTTGGTTAACACCAAGTGACTTAGGTTATCGTCGTGCTAATAATTATGTAACATTATTCCTTGATGTATATGATCCTACAAGTAATCAAGGTATAATTAGTTTTACAGTTAAAAGCTCAAACGCAGACGGATCTACAAGTGCGTTACCTCCAGGAATGACGATTGATAGTACAACCGGAGAAATTGCAGGACGTATTCCTTATCAGCCAGCAGTTACTACAGAATATAAGTTTACAGTAGAAGCACTAAGACAAATTGGGTCTACAACAAATACAACTACACAATCATTTGCAAACAACATAGGTGTTGGGCAAACTTGGAGTGGTGATGATAATGTAGCATTTACAGACCTTGCTGATAGTTTGTTTAACGGATTAGGAGCAACAGGTTGGATTGTATTTAATGATGTTCCTGTAACTGAAGCTGACGCAGGTGATAACAAAAGTTATAAAGCTATTGATATTATAGATAAATCTGTTTGGACTATAGAGAACGGAAGAGTAACATCTACATCAACAGACAAGTCTATAACTAAAATTGAAGTAGGTAGTGTAGACTTACTAAGAGGAAAATTTTTAGGAACTATTGCAAACATAGGTTATAAAACATATGACGCATTTGGAGCAACTGTTGCAAATAAAGTTGTTACAATGTCGTTTTATAGTTTTGACAAAAGAACATCATCACTAATAAATCCAACAGTAGCAAAAGACAAAGAGTTTACAGTTAAACTATTAGGCGAAGTTGAAAGTGCTATTACATGGAATACTGTTGCCGCACTAGGAAATCTTAGAGCTAACTTTGTTAGCACATTAACTGTTAGTGCTACAAGTAGTGTTCCTAATGCTGTTGTACTTTACACATTAGATTCAGGTAGACTTCCGCCAGGACTTTCTCTTGCTATTGACGGACAGTTACAAGGAAAAATTAAACAGTTTGGTGAGCCTAGTAAGCCTGGACTTACTACTATAGATAAAGCTACAACAACAACAACATTTGATGGTGCAACAACAACTATTGATAGAAAATATGTATTCACTGTAAAAGCACAAGACCAGTTCCAGTTTAGTGCAACAACAAGACAGTTTACTATTACAACAACTGATCCAGATGATACTCTTTATAGTAGTGTGTCAATGGTGCCTTTACTAAAGCAGACACAAAGAAATATATTTAGAAACTTTATATCTGATCCTACTGTCTTTACCCCAGGAAGCATTTATAGACCAAACGACGAAACATTTGGATTGCAACCACAAATTAAAATGTTAGCATATGCTGGTATTGAAACTAAAGCTATAGCAGAATTTGTTGCGGCAGTATCAAAGAATCATAAAAGAAAACAATATAAACTAGGAAGTGTTAAGAAAGCAATAGCAAAAACTCCTGGCAGTAACAGTACAGTTTATGAAGTAATTTATTTAGATGTTATTGATCCTGCAGAGCCTGATGTTGGTAAAGGTAAAACAAATACTAGTTTTAATATTCAAACAAAAAACGAAGTTACAGTAGATAGTATACAATATTCTGTAACAGATGATAACACTGGCGTAGGCACAGGTGAAGGATTTTTTGACTTAGGACTACGTGGCGGAGAAGGACTTAGTCCAGCTTCAACAGGGACACTATCTATTTTTACTAGACTAGGACCTGTGTCATTTGCTTCAGGTGGTAGTATTACAGTTGAGCTCCAAGATGGTAGTGTTATTAGTAGTCAAAGTATTGACGATAGTATTAGTTCAGATTCATTAAGATTACGTCCTTTAACAAATACAATTAAAATTGATAGTGATGCTATAAAGATTAGTGATAGTAACGATCAAAGAAAGTATATTAGTAACATCACTAATATGAGAGACAGAATTAGAGCAGTAGGAAGTAACCTTAGAGAGTTTTATCCGTTGTGGATGCGTACTGCACAAACAGCAGGACAAGCAGAATTAGGCTTTAAACTAGCAATACCACTATGTTACTGTAAACCAGGTGAAGCAGATAGTGTAATACTTAACATTAATAATAGTAATTTTAACTTTAAACAACTAGATATTGAAATTGAAAGATACAACATCGACAGTACAGACGGTAATAGTAACGAGCAATATGTTCCGTTCGCAAACTACCAGTTCAATGTATAATGCTGATAAATAATAGCAACGAGAGGATAAACTATGGCAAGTAATATTAGTAACACAGGAATTAACAGTGATTTTCCTATAGCGGGACAAGATAATGACTCGCAAGGATTTCGTGATAATTTCACAACAATTAAGGCAAACTTTGTAGCGGCGAAAGCAGAGATTGAAGCAATACAAACTAACGGTGCAGTAAAGAATGCAGATAACAATTTCTTAGGAAACAGTATTATTAATGCTGATTTAAAGAATACAACAGAAACTGCATATGTTGCTGGAGCAACTATTAATACTAGTCAAAATATTAACCTTGACAACGGTGCTTATCAAGAGTTTACAGTTGGTGCAGATATTACACTTACATTTGCTAACTGGTCAAGTACACTAGCAAGAACAGGTAGAATCCGTTTACATATTAAAAGTGATCAAGCGGCAGGTAGTGCTACTAATAGAACTATTACATTTGCAAGTAATGCAGGTGGTGGAACTGTTAAAACAAATACTAACTGGCCAACAGGTGATCTTACAGCAGTAATTGGCGCTCCAGGTGCCGCTGAATCATCTAAGTACTATGCATTTGAATTTACTAGTTATGATAGTGGTGCAACTGTATGGGCAGAATACTTAGGAATTTATCAGTAAATGCATCCTTTTGCCGAAGATACTAAAGATATGACAGTATCTCAACTATATGATAAAGTTGCAGAATTAACTGGAAAGTATTTTGCAACTCAAAATCCTCAACTTCAAGAACAAATATCAACGTTTATTGAATACTATAAGCAAGAAGCTACCGTAAAAGAAGCCAAAAACCGACTTCAAGACAAAGAAAACCAACAAAATGGCAATTTAGATCTTGACAAACTGATTAATATCAGTTAAAATACATATATGCTAATGAAAACAGACACTCTAGGAATACCACGATTTACGAATAAGGATCTAGTCGATATGATCTATACTGGTCATGCGGATAAAGTTCATGTGGTATTATGCGATACTTCAGACGATGTAGACAAGTTTAATACAGCAATGGAAGAACAAGGTATGAATCCATTGCAAAAATATATTCCACTAGATGTAGACGAAAAGACTTTTGACGGTGCGTTACAGTCAGAATGGTTTATGCCTGATGAATATAAAGAACTTAATGTATACAAGTATGTATTAGGTAAAGCACATACACCTTGTCCAGAAGACGTACAAAAGCGTATATGGGACGAAATGGAAGCATTTAAACAGCGTGACTTACATAACCTACTACGCTACATGATCTACTTAGTAGACTTTATGCGTGAGAATAATATTGTATGGGGTGTTGGTAGAGGTAGTTCAGTAGCAAGTTATGTTCTATATTTAATCGGTGTACATAAGATAGATTCAATCCAGTTTGACCTGGATTGGAGAGAGTTCTTGAGATAAGTACATATATAACCAGGAGACTAAAATGGCAGTAAAACAAACAGGTCGAAAACAATACAAATCAATGCAGGGTAAACCTGTTGATATGGATTTGCTTAGACAAAGAAACGAACTAACACCAGCAGTTGGTAATGCTCGTGTTAATGCAAGAGGCGATGAACTAGGTGCAGGCGGAAAGATTATTAAGAAGCGTGAAGACGTCTTACGTGACTTCTACGAAGATAATGTTGCTCCTACACAGTTTGAAGCATCAGAAAAAGCACCAGTAGTAGAGCCAACAGTTGAAGCAACAGAAGTTGAAACACCTAAGGCACGATCTACTAAAGCAAAAACAGGCCAAACAAAAGCAGAAGCAAAAGAAGAAGCTGATGATTGGGTTGAAGATGCTGACGGTAACTTTGTACAAAGAGGTGATTAATGTCACTTGATATGAAAGCAATGGCGCAAGGTAAAAGAGGCGTTCAAGGAAAGATTGAGGCAGAAAGTATTCGCCCAATCCGGAACAGAGTATTAGTTCACAACATGTACTTCGGCGAACAAAAAACTGCAAGCGGTTTAATTCTTCGAAGTGACGATGGTGAGACTAGAGGCATTTATCCTCGTTGGGGACAAGTATATGCTAAAGGACCAGAAAACAAAGATCCTTACGAAATAGGTCATTGGATTTTAGTTGAGCACGGACGTTGGACTAGAGGACTTAATATCCATATTAATGGTGACGAAGAACCAACTACTATTAGAATGGTCGAAGCCGAAAGTATCATGGGGTGGAATGAAGTAAAGCCGCAAGATAGTATTAGCATTGGTGAAGAATATAGCTTAACTGGCGACACTGCTAAACCTGAAGACTTTGCAAACGCCCACGGGCAAATGAATCAATAGAGAAAGTAAATAAATTGAAGAACGTAGACTTAAACAAGTATAAAGATTTCGTACGGGAAGTAACTAGTGAGCAATCTAACAACACAGATGCTCTTACTACAACTTTAAAAGAATTAGAAACTAACAGTGGTGTTAACATGGCACTACTACTAACAGGCTCGATTGGAATGGCGAGTGAAGGAGGCGAATTTGCTGAAATTGTTAAAAAATGTATTTTCCAAGGTAAACCTTTGGATGCAGACACAATCTTTCATGCTAAACGAGAACTTGGCGATATTGCTTGGTATTGGGTCAATAGTTGTCGGGCATTGGGTCTCGACCCTAATGACGTACTAGAAGAAAACGTAAACAAACTAAAGTCACGATATCCAGGTGGCGAGTTTGATGTACACTACTCAGAGAATAGAAAAGAAGGCGACCTATAACTTGCTACCAATATTAACTGACGTAGACGGTGTTCTCCTTAAATGGGAACCTGCATTTAGTAGCTGGATGGCTTCTAAAGGCTATACTGTAAAAACTCCTAACGTGTATAAGCAATCAACAAGATACGGTTTAGAACAAGATCTAGCAGATGACCTTGTAGAAAGATTTAACGAAAGTGCTTGGATGGGTTATCTTAAACCTATGGACGGTTCAGTTGAATATGTTGATCGTTTAGGCAGACGAGGTTTTACGTTTGAATGCCTTACTAGTCAAAGCGAAGATAAGTGTGCAGGTGATATTCGCAGATACAATCTAGAACAAGTGTTTGGCGATGAAGTAATTACAGACTGTACTTGTATTGCTACAGGTGCTGACAAAGATGAACACTTAAAGAAATGGGAACCTGGTCATTGGTGGATTGAAGATAAGCCTGCTAACTGTATTGCAGGACTCAAAGCAGGACACAAACCAATTCTAATTACACATCATTATAATAAAGATTTTGAGCATGAAGGTGTGCATAGAGCCAATACATGGGAAGATATATATAATATCATTATTAAGGTTGACAATTAAATAAAAGAATATATACTATTACAAAACAAGTCATATAGATGTAACATATAGGAGGACACGATGACAATTAAAATAACAGCTGAAATCTCAGCAGAACAATTTCAAGACAGTTTTAATTTTACAGAAGCAAGTGGATTATATAACAATCCTAAGTTTAGACTTGTAGTAAATAAGTTTGGCAGATGCTATTGGCTACTTGCACACGATAACCTACAAGGGCCTCGATTCAGCGGAAACAATGTATATTATCAAGGCAACAACTCAAGACTAATCCGTACAATATATCCTAATGCAAAACGTATAATAGATGTTGGTGCTAACGTAGGCAACAATACTATTGCGTATGGCGAGTGGGCTGAAGTAGTAGAAAGTTTTGAACCTACTCCAACTACTCTTAAAATGCTACGTGCAAATATTGCTATTGCACAACAACAAAAACTAAAAGGTGTGTATTGGAAAGGTACAGATCAAGAAGGCGATATGTATCGAGATGAAGATGCAAAATCAGGTTGGTATATATACAAAGGTATACATCAAAGCATGGATGTTACTGCACAAATAAACATACATGAAGTTGCGGCAACTAATCGTAACGAAGGTACTATTGATATTTTAGATCACACAGATCACGGTGGACATAATCATGTTGTATTAGACAGTGACAATATTAAACTACGTGATAGTCAAAATCTAGTACCTGTACCTGCACGTACAATAGATAGTTACAATTTTGAAGACGTTGATTGTATCAAGATTGATGTTGAAGGCAGTGAACTATTAGTTATGCAAGGCGCAAAAGATACAATCGAACGTTGCCGTCCTAGTGTACAAGTTGAAATAGTTCCTAAGCAGTGTAAAATGTTTGGTTATGAACCACAGGATTTATACGACTTCTTTGCAGAACTTGATTATGTATGTGTAAGTGCAGTTCGTAGACCTATGAACAAAGAACAAAGAGATTTGCATTGGGGTATGAACATTGGCATGAAACATCGTCAAATTAAGAAGTATATGGATAGACTGTTTGTACCACGTGAGGTACATGACGCAACCGATTATAAAGCAATGGCACAAGCAAACATAGATTCAAATGCGGCCAACTTGTTTGATTTTGGTTAAATTACTACTTGACTTTACTCTATTATGATAGTATTATAGTAGAGTAAAGTAAAAAACTAGTCTACGTGATTAGTATAAAACAACAACTAAAGCTCTACGTGAGCAAGGAGAAAAACAATGGCGACACCATTTCAAAACAAACATGCCTTCGATCCACGAGGATTTGGTAACTATCTTTTTAATGTAACAGAAGTTGACCCTGCTAACCCAGGTGATGCTAAACCTATTGGTTCTTTTACTAAAAAAGGACTAGCACGCCTAATGGCAAAATACAATTTACAAACTGAAATTAACCTTGATAAAGACAAAGAGACACTACCTAATATTGTAGATGCAGTTCTTAATCATTACAAAGAAACAGGAATTCTAAAAGGAATCTTACTTCCTTTTATTACAGAAAAATCTTTGTTGCAAGAGCCAGATGAATTACTGTATGATATTAATAAAGTTTGGCTTAACTATGGCCCTAATGGTAAGGGTGGGCAACGTAATCCTAAACCAAAGCACATTCTTGAAATGATTCGTAAGTGGCAAATTAATTTGCTTACTGTTGGTATGGCTCGTAGAAATGTTAACGGAGAAGTATTTGTTAACGAAGGACAACAACGTTCAATTGCGGCCTCTATCTTAGGTAAAACAAAAATGTGTTATCAATGTATTATTTCAGATGATGACTCATGGGATCCTATTGCATACAAAGGTGAAAATAGTGGTAAGTTATCACAATCAAATGTTGAGACTTTTGAATCAGATGCAATCATTATAAGTAATCAGCTTGAAAAATCTAAACAAGGTCCACATGCAGAATTAGGATTTGATGCAGTTCAAGAGATTACAAAATTACATCCTGAAGCAGATGAGTTTATTCATTACAAAATGAAACGTATTTTGAATTGGAATAGAAACTATCCTATCGAAATGGTCAATTCAGATGCACCTAGTAAAGAACGTTTTTCTACAGGACATTGTAGTAATTACAACCAGATGTTTGATATATTTGAAACACCTGAATATACAATGAACGATGACAGAGTTGTAAAATCAGCACTTAACTTTTATCAACAAGTTTGGAGTAAACGTGCATTAATTACAGGTGACTTGATTTTATTTTTAGAATTCTTTTATTTTAATCAAGACTGGTTTTATAAAATGAGTAACGAAGATCAAGAATACTTTCTTATTAGAATGAAAAATGCAATTCAACCTGTGTGGGTAGATAATGATACTGCAAAAGCAGGTGCTGGCAATAAGGCTGTTTGGAATATTGTTCAAGATGCAAGAAAGGATAATTATCCTAACAAAACAATTGACGAACAACAAAAGAATGGTATATATTACAAATATGCAAGTCCGCGTGTAGCACAATGTATGTGGATCGGAACTGCTCTTTATTCATTACTGAAAGCAAGAATGGTCAATGAATATAATGATGCTGATAAACTAGTTCAGCCATTTACTACAACTGACGACGGTACTGTAATTACCTACGATAAGTTGAGTGTAGCTTAATGCAATATACTGATCAAATAAATCAAATGATCCTCGGTAGAAAAATTACCGAGGATCAAACTTGTAGAAAGACTTGGAAAAGTCTTAAGGCTTACAAAGATACACACAGTTTCAATGATGTTCGGTTTGATTATGCATATAGGTTAGCAAAATCTTGGCCAGGTGGAACTGTAGAGGATTATGTGCAAAACAAAATGCCTC